CCTTACTTCGGGGGATTCAGAGCCGGCGCTTTCTGCCGGTTGGGTCAAACTAACGCCCGTTTCCTGATGATCTACACAGCATTATCTCGCGTTCGGGCTGTGACACCGTACTTGTCGTCAAACTCTGACAATGCGTTTCGATTGTTCGCTAGACCTACTGGGCAACTTCCCGCAGCAGGTTCAAAACATCCGAATTGTTAATGTTGTCCCATATGGGACAAGGTCTAAGGCGACTGCCTCCGCCACGGCGACTGCCTCCGCCGTGGCGACTGCCTCCGCCGTGGCGACTGCCTCCGCCGTGGCGACTGCCTCCGCCGTGGCGACTGCCTCCGCCGTGGCGACTGCCTCCGCCGTGGCGACTGCCTCCGCCGTGGCGACTGCCTCCGCCGTGGCGACTGCCTCCGCCGTGGCGGAGGCAGTCCCATGCAAGCCAGACGCGCCAACCTTATTGGCGACGCCAGGGGCGGGGGCCTAACCTATGCCCCTCTGCAAAAATTTGACTTTTCAAAACTTTTTGCTACAATTACAACATGCCACAAATTCCACTATCCCTAAAACTTCCGAAGGCAATGCACGAACGCCTTAAAGACAGCCCGATCTCAATGAGCAAGCGGGTTGGCGAAGCCCTTTGGAAAGCCACTATCCACGACGTCATCAGCGCCATCATTGCTCGCTACAACGCTGACGACGTCCCCGACGACGCCGTTGTCAATACGAAGGTCGTTATCAGTCCGCAAGCGATGCAGAACCTGGAGCTTTTATCGTTCAAGACAGGGATATTGAAGGACCCGATGACTCGTCTCATCCTTGAGCACTATCTCAACCCCAATGACCCTAGAAATGTCAACCTACCCACCCACCAACAAAATCAATAAAATGCTTTCCCTCATACCAAAGGAACCTCATCATGCTTACCTCCCTTGGCCCCAAGGGCGCCCCTCCCCTGGACGAGGAAAACCCCAATGATTGACGAAAGCAAGGTAAAGAACTTCGGGCGGGGCGAGGAAACCTCGACGGCGCCGTTCAGATGGAGTGCGTTGCCGTTGGAGACGCTGCTGAGGTATCTTGACGAAATCCGGCAGGTACTCCCTGCCACCACCCTACTTGATATGAACATGGAGGAAGAACTCATCCTCCAGTTTCAGGCTGTCAGAACACTGCAGAACACCATCCTTGACGACGAAAGCGTACCTGCCAACCAGAAAGCCCAGGTTGCCAACTCTGTTGCCAGTGTCTTGGGCAGCATTGCCGACTTGCAGAACAAGGTGTATTCGTCGGAGCGCTTCAAGCGCATCGAAACCTTGCTCATTCGCCACTTGAACAAGCTGCCCGAGGACGTGGCGGCGGCGTTTCTCGAGGACTACGAACAGTTGGTTGCCAAGGTTTGACATAAATCAAGAAAGAGAACAATGAAACCACTTGATCTAACTGGGCAGAAATTCGGGACGCTAACTGCTGTGCGTAGCACAGGGGAAAAACTTAGGTCATCCTACTTATGGGAGTTTAGGTGTGACTGCGGAAATCTGGTTGTTCGATCTGGGCCTGCTGTTAAATTCGGCATGATAAAATCGTGCGGCTGTGCCACATCAGCCATGATCTCAGAAGCAAGGACAACTCACGGGCTTACAAAAGGGCGAAGAAAAAGAGCAGACAAAGCCTTACCGAAGGAATATCGAGTCTGGCTTGGTATTAAGACAAGGTGTACAAACAAGAACGATGCCTCGTACCTTGAGTATGGGGCTAGAGGTGTTTATGTTTGTGCTGAGTGGATGGACAGCTATGAGGCATTCTTTAACCACATCGGCCCATGCCCATCGGACACACACTCAATTGACAGAATTGATACAAAGGAAGGATATGTTATCAACAACGTTAGGTGGGCAACCCCTAAAGAGCAAGCTAACAACCGCACGACAAACAGGCTAGTAGAGATTGAAGGTGTGGTTAAGACCTTGGCACAGTGGGTGGAGTACTTTGGCTTGGTGGATTACGCCTGCGCCAGGCACCGAATAGCCGTTCGCGGGTGGGACCCAAAACAGGCATTAACCATCCCGGCAGGAGTAAAGCGTGGCTAAGATTGTAGATATTCACCTTAACAGACTCCGGACTGCCGTACTCAAGAAGCACTCAGCCGCGTCTATCGCCAAGTGGATCACTGAAAACACAACTTACGCAGGGCAGCCGTACTCTTACGAGTCACACGAATACCAGGAAAAAATACTATCCGACACAAGCCAGGACGTCGTCATCCGAAAATGTTCCCAAGTGGGCCTGTCCGAGTGCTCGGCACGAGCCGCGTTGGCATTAGTTAACGTCATCAACCCATACACGGTTGCGTACACGCTCCCTACGGCTCACTTTTCTGGTACGTTCGCCAAAACACGGGTTGACCCCATTATCGCGGGGTCGCCTGTTATCAAGGCAGCGGTAAACAAGGCAACGGACAACAACGAGGTCAAGCAGTTTGGCGACTCTTTCCTATTTTTCAGAGGGGCCGCCAGTTCCAACGCCCCTATCTCGATTCCGTGCGACCATCTTTTTTTCGATGAGGTGGACTTCAGCGATCAGGAGGTTCTGGGCCAATACTCAAGCCGCCTCACACACTCCAAATGGAAGCGGACGACGAAGCTCTCAACACCTACACTGCCTGGGTTCGGCATTGACAAGGCGTTTCAGGACTCGAGGAGGCACTGGAACCTTGTCAAATGCCACCACTGCGGCCACTGGTTCATGCCTGACTACTACAAAAACGTCAAAATTCCAGGGTTTACGGCGGATTTGCGGGAGATTAACAAGCAAACCTTGACCAAAATAAGATGGGAAGAGGCTTATTTGGCCTGTCCGAAGTGCGGAAACGAGCCCTCGTTGCAGCCAGAGCACAGGGAGTGGGTTTGCGAAAACCCGGATGAAAAACATGTCTGCGCGGGCTATCAGGTCACGCCTTTTGATGCACCGAACATCATTACCGCCCCCTATCTGGTCAAGGCGAGCACGACGTATGACCGGGTGCAGGACTTCCAGAATTTCAACCTTGGTCTGCCTGCAGAGGACAAGGAAGCAACGCTGTTGCGCAGTGATTTCGAGGGCATGTTCATCAACGACTTGCCTGGCACGGGCGTTTCTTACGTCATGGGCGTCGACGTCGGCAATATCTATCACTTCATGGTTGGCGCGGTCGATGCGTGGGGCGAAATCTTCGTGGTGCACAAGGAACAAGTGCCGATGGGGAATGCCAAGAAGCGCTACTTCGAGTTGAAGCAGCAGTACCGGGTCATCTGTACCGTCATCGACTCCGGGCCTCATGCGGAAACTGTCATGTCGATTCAGGAGCAGGACCCGACGTGCTACGCCAGCGTGTACATGAGATCGAAAAGCATTCTCACCCACACTGTTGTCGACAAGGACGAGAACCCGGACTCTGGTCAAGCGTTTGTCAGGCAGGTCAACGTCAATCGGAGCAGGGCGCTGGACGGCTACATGAACTTCATCCGAGAGGCACACTTGAGGGTGAAGTCCTGCCCCCTCGATGAACTCTTTATCCAGCACCACACGGACATGAAGCGGGTCAAGGTGTTCGATAATGACAGCGGCGACATGGCCTATGCGTGGCAGAAAAACACAGGCGAGGACCATATGCACCATTGTGGGACATATTTGTGGATTGCGTCGAAGATCAAGGGGGTAGGACGCCCATCGATCATCCTGCCCACCACTTCCGTCTTCACTTTCAAGAACAAGAACGGCCTATGACCCTCAACCTCCCCCGTTTCCCCGACCTCGACGACGCCATCGTTGGCATCACCGACCACAGGGAACTCGTCTACTCCGGAGACCGCCTCCTTGACCTGCTCTCGAGAAGGGAAGTCATGACCCGCGAGGAAGCCTACGAGTATTTCTGTGCGAAGGTGCGGCCACTGTGCCAGGCGCCCATCGTGATGTGGGAAAGGCTTGACGTGACACTTGCCTAAAACGGGAAGCATATGGTATAAGCGCTTCAATACCCGGAGCGACCATGTTTCCCAAATTCCTGACTTCCATGTTTAAGAGAACCCCCCTTGACGCGAAGTCAGAGGTGGCTACTCCGAATCCGCCGAAGCGTCTTCCGCGCAGTCAACTGACAACGCCGTCGTACCTGAAGACGGCGAAGCCGTCCGAGTCTACGGCGCTGCCGTTGACGGATCGCCGCCTGGCGAATACCGACACCCTCACTTACCGTAACGGCGCTGACACCCGGACCATCATACGGGACTTCGCTGCCGCGTCGCCTGACATCAGCGCTGCGGTCAATGCGGCGCTGAGGACGGCGATCACGGACTCGTGGACTGCCGTTGCGTACAACATGGACGGGACGGTCAGCCCGGACGGGACGAAACTCTTGCAGCAAATCATCGCCAGCATGAACTTCCTGTCGTCCTACGATATGGGCTACGCTGATCGTAATTCACTTCTGTCGACGTCCGAGGCTATTGGCAAGGAACTCATGCTCTACGGGTCCTACGGCGTCGAACTCGTCCTTGACAAGACGCGGCTGCCGGAGCGGCTGCAGCCTATCTCGACGACGGCGATCAAGTTCTACCCTACGGATAACGGCAAGCGATTGAAGCCTGTACAGGAAATCGTAGGCGAGAAAATCGACCTCGACATCCCGACCTTCTTCTACGGGTCCATCGACCAGAACCTGCTCGATCCGTACTCGGCGTCGCCGCTGGAGCCGGCGCTGCAGGCTGTACTGTTCTCGACCGACTTCATGAACGACCTGCGGCGCGTCGTCAAGCGGGCCATCCATCCGCGAGTTACTGTCACCATAGACGAAGAGAAGTTCCGCAAGGGTATCCCGCTCGAGTTCCAGAACGACCAGGAAAAGATCGCGGACTATATGGCCACTGTTGTCAGCGAGATCGAGACCAAAGTCAACGGCTTGAAGCCCGAGGACGCCCTGATCGTCTTCGATACTATCGGTATCGAGGTGGTCGACCACGGCAACACCAATCTCAGTAATGAGTGGGAGGCGCTGCAAGGGATCGCCAACAGCAAGCTGGCAACGGGCACCAAGTCCATGCCGACGATTCTCGGCCACGGCAGCGCCAGCGCCAACATCGCTTCCGCAGAGGCCCTGCTTTACATGAAGACTGCGGATGGATTGATCCGCAAGAAACTCAACGAACTCTACAGCCGCATCTTCACCTTGGCGGTGCGACTCTACGGCGTCGATTGCTACGTCGAATTCGCTTACGAAGACATCGACCTGCGCCCGAAGAACGAGGTTGAGGCATTCAGGGCGATGAAGCAGAGCCGTATACTTGAACAACTGAGCCTTGGCTTCATCAGCGACGAGGAAGCATCGATCATGCTGACCGGGAAGTTGCCGGCTGCCGGGGCGCCGAAATTGTCGGGAACGATGTTCAGGAATGCGACAACCCAGCCTGCGGGGAGTGGCTACAACGGCGCTACCAATGACGGCAGCACCATGAACCAGAACCTCAAGCCGGATACCCCGACTGGTGGGGCTAGGGGCAGCAACAAGAAGGCCGAGACTGGCGGTGATGATGGCAGAAATCTGCGGGTTGTCTAAATGGGCAAATTGAACCTGATGATCAAGGGCGGCATGTTGTACGCCAACAAGAAAATTTTCTGTAATTGCGGAGGTGGAAGTGGAGGCAAGAATATACCAGTTGGGCGATATGAGGTTGAGGAGCGGTATGCCTACGCCCACGGGGATGTTCTCGCCTTTGCACGCGGCCTTGGTTGGATCGGCCATTTGCCTGGGTGCGACGTTGTCGTTGGTAGAGATGATGGCCGGGGTGGGGTTGTTCCATCAGAAGTTGTGGCTGGAAGACTGCTCTCAATAGTGGAAGTAGCCGAAGATAACGGAGACTTGGTAATACTGGAGGTTGTGACGTGAATATACTGCCTGATTGGAAAGACGTTTTCAAACGTGCGTGGAGTGTCAAGGGGCTTACCCTTCTGACCTTGTTCGGTGCGGC